TGTTCCATTTGATCTTCAATCTCAGCAATAATTTCTGCGCCGATATTGTAGGGTTGCTCTTTCAGAATACATAAAATTGCATCCCATTGTTGTTCGTCAAGTACGATTTCCATGTTTATTCCTGTGGTGTAGTTTCAGATAAATTTTCAGCAGCTTGTACCTGTGGCACAGCTTGGGTATGAATCTTCATGAGAAGTTCGTGTACAAGTTTATGTGGTAACTCTTGTAATGCCCTAAGAATCAACTCAACTTCATCCTTAGTGTGTTTAAGTGTAATCATTTTTTCTTACCCTTTTGTTGCGCCTCACGCTTTTCTGCATACGCAATAGCTACAGCTTGCTTAACAGGCTTACCCGCCTTGATTTCTGTCTTGATGTTCTCTTTGAACGCTTTTGGACTAGCTGATTTCTTTAATGGCATCATTTTCCCTTTGCGGTTTTTGCTGAATCTTTAAATGCTTGTGCTGTAGGCGCACCTTTGCTACCAGGCTTACGCATCTTCTCCACAGGCTTACCTTCTGCCTTTTCTTTCTTAATGCGCTCTTGTTTAGCGTGTATGTTTGCGTATAGTCCAGCTTTCATATTAGCAATTCCAGTTCTTTAAACTTTGTTTAGCACGTTCGGCAGGGCCTTTTGCATTCTTAACAACGCCTTCCATCCTTGCGCAAAATGACTTCTTTCTGCCTTCGTCTTTCTTTGTCTTAGGGTTTGGCGCTGGTGGCTTCAAGTGCGAACCATTCTTTGCGTTATATTCAGCACGTCCCTTTGCGGTCATGCCTGCGCCTTTTTCAGTAGGATTAAAGTTTTTGCCTTTACCTGTTGTGGTATGCGCAATCGGTTTGTCATGCTTTGGCATGTTCTTCTCCTACAAAGCAAATATCTTTCCAAGACATTATTAAATAACGTTCGCCATCTTCAAAGTATTCTTGGTATTTTAAGTATTCGTCATTGCCCATTGTGCCAAAGCGTACAAATTCGCCAATATGCAAATGTTGTTTAGCTAAGTCCCCAACAGCAACAATGTTTCCCATGTTGTCACGTTCATCCATAATCACGTCAATAATTGCTGATTTGATGCGTGTAATGGGTTTGACAACGATTCGGTCTTTTAAAGGTTTAAGTTTCATTTCTAACCTTTGGTGGTCTGCCGCGCCTAGCAGGTAATTCAACGTAACTGTCAGCTTGTATTTCTGAAATAGGTATAGCAGTGTATTCGCCGCACCATTCGTTCTGATGCTTGGTTTGATACTGCGGAAAACGCCGACAACTTCCTAAGTCAGTACCTAGGAAGTATTTACAGGTGCTACAAGTAGTAAAATCTAAATCAGCCATTACAAACCCTTGTTGTACTGGTTAGCAGGTCTTTCGGTGCTGTAACACCATTGACCTGCGAATTACATACTGTCTTGATCGTGCGCTACACGCTTGTGGTCATATACAGACTTTTCGCCCATATGACCTTTGCATTCGCCTAAACGACCGTCGTGATGACCCATATGCGAACCTTCACGCAAACCAAGACCGTCAGCTTTGCCCATGCCTACGCCACCAGCAATCGGCGCTTTACGCTCGCCTGATGTGTCGCTTGACAAAACGCCTTTAGGCATTTTCTCGCCAGATGCACCTTCGTGGTACTCTTCACGATCAACTTTGGATGCTTTAACGCGTTTTTCACCAGACATATCAGCCTTGGCAACGCCTTTAGGAAACTTTTTAGCTTCGTAGCCCATGATTATCCTTTAAATATCAGGTAACTTAATTTTACTCTCTAGGTGTGAAAGTAACAACCACCTTATTGCCTATTGTATCTGACAACACAGGGTGAATGCGAAACATTTTATCATTGATACCTAGCGCATCTGCTATGCCATCTCTACCAGATTTGAAGGCAGCTACCAAGTTATCGTCATCTCTGTGTCTGCGGTCGGGTGGATAAAACGTTATATCTAAGTCAATAAACTTATCTTTAATAGCAGACAAACTATTAATCTCCGCTTTAATTGTTAACAATTTGCATTCTTCACGATACGCTTTTTTTATTTTTGCCTTAGCCGCCCAATGCAATTGCTTATTTGGATTTAATTCTTTGGGTGGAAATGGGTAATCTATGGTCAACATTTGTAATATTTATCGAAAATCAATGAGTTATAGTAGTTTTGTAACATAATTCTCACTAAAATCGGGAAAGTGCAAATACTAAAGGTCTTTTATGTCTATACATCTAACAGATGACGAATGGATTGAAGCATTTAGAAAAATTGGTTCACCGCAACTATTTGCACAAGCGCACAATTTAAATATAAGAACAGTTTATCAGCGTAGACGATCTTTAGAACAAAGATATAGCATAAATTTAGAAACAACCAATAACCAACGTTTAAATTTAAAATTACGCCGCATACAAGAAGCAGCACCCAATGTTCGACGTGGTATGACTCTTGAAAAAGGTACAGTAATAGTATTTAGCGATGCGCACTTTTGGCCAGACGAAACCACCACAGCATTTAAATCGCTTATACATTTCATTAAAGAACTAAAGCCTGTGGCCATCATTTGTAATGGCGATGCCTTTGACGGTGCATCATCTAGTCGGCATCCTAGAATCGGGTTTTCTAAAGTACCAACCATAAAAGAAGAAATTGAAGCCTGTAAGTTTTACATGGGCGAAATTGAAAAAGTTGCTTGTGGTGCAAAATTGGTTTGGACAATGGGCAACCACGATATGCGTTTTGAATCTTCCCTTGCTAACGCAGTTGGTCAATTTGAAGGTGTTGAAGGGTTTACTCTTAAAGATCATTTCCCTTTTTGGCAGCCTTGTTGGTCTTTTTGGATTAACGAAGATACGATTATCAAGCATCGTTTCAAGGGTGGTAGATATGGTGGCTATCAAAACACTGTTAATGGTGGCGTAAACATCATTACAGGACATACCCATGTATTAGCTGTGTCACCAGTTACAGACTATAACGGTACACGATACGGTGTGCAAACAGGTTGCTTGGCAGATCCGCATTCTGAGTCTTTTAATTATGCGGAAGATGGCCCTAAAGACTGGCGCAGCGGTTTTGCTGTGTTGACTTGGGATAGAAGCAAATTATTGTTGCCTGAGCTAGTACAAGTTTGGGACGAAGATGAAGTGCAATTTCGCGGGCAAATTGTCAAAGTATGAAATTCACATCGTCTACTTTGCGTTCAATTTACACAATGCTTTGTGACTTGCGACCATTTTGTCGGTGGTCATTGCCATGTACTGACGAAATCATATTTGTAGCTTCTAACGATACAGATGCCATGGGTACTTATGTTTATGATGACGAAAAAGAAAAACATATTTTGACCATTTCAAAAGTTAAAAACGGTCATTTGCTCACAATAATTAAAACCATGTCACATGAAATGATTCACATGAAGCGTTGGCAAACATCAGGTTGGGATAAACACGATGTTGTATTTAGACGTTTTGCCACGCAAATCAGCAATGAATTAGGATTTGATCCCAACGAGCTTTGATGTTCGTTCTAACAAATCTTCCTCGCTAACTCCATAGTGCCTTGCAAACGCTTTTCTACCCATGCCATGTACGCCAGTATTGCCTCGATGGTGTTCGGGGCATAGCGCTATGACTGGTGCGTTCTTGCGTAATCCTGCATGACGTATGTGGTGTATCTCAGCAGGGGTTTCGCCTAAGTCTAAAAAATTACACAGTATGCAACCAAATGATGCAAGACGATCATAATGTTGCTTTTCTAACTTGCTCGACATATTTATCCCTAGTCTTTAATGCAAGTTGTTCTGCTGTTTGCATGATGTTAGTCATGTTTGAGTATGCTGCTTCCCAATCGTTGTTTAATGCCTGTTTATAAAACTGTTTTGTATATTTAGTAAGGTCAAAAAAGTTCTCTGCATAATCAGTCATTTTTCCGCCAATAAGTAAAGTCCGACATTGCCAAGCGCATAGCCGAAATAGGTGATAGCAAGGGGTATATTCCCTTTTATTCCTTGCTCAATAGAAATGTAACTATAGATCAATCCTGTGACAACAATCAACCATGCGCTCATTTTAAATTTTTATCCATGATTCTATTGTTAGCTTGTTCAGATCGCCACGCATCAAATTTCATTTGCGCCGTGAGCAATCTCCATTTTAGCAATTCCACTTCGTAGGTAGCTTGACCTATCCCTTCGCATAGTTGAACATATTCTGCACTAGCATACGCTTCACGCTCTTGCGCCGTTACAGACAAGTTAGGATGCTTTTTCATTTCAATAGCTTTTAAACTAGATTTAAACGCTTCTAGTTCAGCTAGTTCTTGACGTGCTTTGGCATACTTAGGTGCGTTATCCCAAATAAACTGTATGGCCTTATCTGCGGTTTCATTCACGCCAATTCACCTATGCGTTTTGCAATCCTAGATCGAAACTGGCCAAAGTCCTCGCCTGGCAATGGATTAATCCCAACTTCCCTGCCTTTTTCCATTGTTAATTGCTCAGTAGAGTACCAAGGCAATTTAGGTTTCTTAGGTTGTGCTTCTGTCATGTCTAGTTCGTCCTCAAATCTAGCTTGATTGAGCCAAGTTGAAGCATGAGGAATAAATTCGTTAGACGTATCTTTAAGCTGCCAATACTTTACATGCGATGGTAATGCGACAAGAGCCGCTTCACGATCTGTTAATGATGCACGATTCCACGCCTTTTCAGCTTCACGCTTGCTTACTTTTCTTGGATAAAGTTGCCAAAACTCAGCAAATGTCATTTGTACACCTTTGCGCAGAACTCACATAAGCCATCATTTAACTTAGATGTAACTTGCCCACAAGTGTCGCATTCGCTAAACGGATTCTTCTGTTTAAATTTTCTATCAGACCACCAATAGTAAAGTTTGAATCCTACGGCAAGCGCAATCGCTGTTCCAATAATGTATAACTCAATCATTTGTTTCCCCCCAAATAAACAAAGAATTTGACCAAACAACATACTATAAATAACGCCCACCAACCCCAATGCGCCTCAAACTTGCACAACGTAAATACTATTAGCAGCTCAACCATGACAATTGCCCCCAGATGCCAGGATGTTTCCTAGACAGGTTTAAAGCCATATCAGTCTTAGTATCCGTTTGTGAATACTTCCACGCTATAAAAGGCGTTTTAGTGCCTTTAATGGCCTTTTTTTCACGGTACAAGTATGGATGCTCCATCTTCTTTAAATGATTGTGTACGTTAATTACTCTAATTTGCATAAATTCAGCAATCTGTTTGGCGTTAACCCATTCGCCTTTCTGAGATGCAATGTATTCAAATATTTGTTGTTGCTGTGGTGACACGCTCAATCCTCCCGTCGGGGTAAAACAATGTATTATCAATTCTGCTGGGTGCATTTAGTATATTTAGACTATTAGGTCTTGTTGCACATTGTTTAAGTGTGAAACCTTTGTAATCATGTCTAAATATGCGCTCAATTTGATCTTCTTTTTTCATGTGTTTAATTCCTTTAGTTTGGCTAACTCTGCTTCAAGTGTTTCGATAATGTCTGCCGTGTTCCAAGCCGCATACTGCATAGCGCTCATTGCCTCGCTGCTTCCACCATATTGATATTTAATTAACGCATCCCATGCTTTCAAAGTATCCAGCGCTTGCTGTAATATTTCACGGTTCATTTATCACCCCTTGTTTGGATTGCTTTGGCGCACTGTTCATACGGGTTTAATGTCCACGCCTGCGATGGAATCAATCCCATTTGTACCCAACATTCAGTTACACAGGCTTCACGCTCATCAGCACAAATCAACTCTGCAAAGCGTTCAAGCGCTTTTGGATGACTTGCATGACAGGCTGGTAACCTTGCTTGTTTAGCTAACTCTTTTAATCTTTCGTTCATAATCTGTGACCCTCTCTAATTGCACGAGCAAAGTCAAACTGGTACTCCTCACACAGTTTTGCATTGAGTTCTCTTTCGTCTTTGCGCACAAGCTTTGCAAAAAGTTCAAGGTCAAAGTTTCCAAACGCATACCAAGTCAAATAACCATCCTCACTAATTTCTTTTGCGTCAATCCCTGCTTGCACAGCTAATTCTTTTAATCGTTCGTTCATTTCTTTTCAATCCTTTGAATAACGTCGTCACAAAGTTTATTAATGCATTCCAATTGCATTGTGTAATCGTGGATGATAGATTGCATTTCTTCAATCATATCGGCGGCAACAAATTGCCATTGTTCGCCGTTGCGCAAACCTTCAACTAATTGTGTAGCAGCTATTTGACTAAACATAAATCACCTCTAACAAGAAAAGGGGCTTTCGCCCCAATTGTTTAATTAACAATTCTTAAAAAACCCGATTTGCCTTTACTTTTTAAATATTTGATCATTTCTTCCAAAAGTTTTTGTTTTGTATTGCCATAAAACTCAACTGGTGTATTTTGAATTTCTACAATATTTGTTTTGATGTTTACACCCTCAATTTCACCAATAAAACAATTGGTATAGTCATCTGGGCTATAAACGTATGCTTTGTAAACTGTATTCATTAAATCACCTGTATTTGTTGTATGGCGTTATTGCCATGACTAGATATTAAGCTAACTTAACAATGATTGCAAATGGTTTTTATAGGTATTTACCCTAAATGTTGTTTTTTTAATTAACAATAGTTCTGACAAGGGTGGATAGCATTGGCTATTCAGTCCTGATCCATAGCTGTACCAGAGAAAATACCTTTATTAAGTTATGCACAATTAGCTACCAATCCTTCACGGGGATAATGTTCAATCGATCATACGTCTTGTTTACCACCGATTCCGCATGTCTTGTGCAGTACCCATTTAAGTCTGCGTGGCTTGCTCTGGGGTGTACAGAAGCCAATCTTTCTTGGGTGCGGGCGATTTAACCCCATTTGATAACGCTCCCTGACGGAAGTCGTGACGTAAAAAAGCCGCTTTAGTGTGCATCTTGTTGGCGGAATCCCTTTTTTATGGGACACATTCTTTAGTAAACACTCTCAAATGCTTACAAAAAAATCAAGATACACGCTAAAACGGCCTAAATTTGTCCGCCAAGACAACAATTACATTATACACTAAAAAGAAAACCCACCCGTACTTTCGCAGAGGGGTGAGCCGTGTTGCAAAGCAAATCTAACTTTAAGACTGCGTCTAACCACTTAAGTAACTAGAAGGAAATTATACAAGGGAAGCTAGTCTTTTCCTAGCAGTCACCATCCATTTGAGCGATCTGGCTTCTCGTCCCCTGGCTTTTCTCAGGGCTGCAATTCTGGCCATATCTCGTGCCAGTTTTTTGGAAACATACCTTTTCTTGTATATTTACCTTTAGACTGCTTTTCTAGCTGTGCGGCAAGAAACATTAGTTTGTCTTGTGGTACGCCATTGGTACGCCATTGTGCAATCGCCGCAGGACTTATCCCGCATATTTTAGCTACCTTTGTCGTGCCGCCTAAAATATCAATAATTTCGCTGTGTTTCATGTGTTTATTTTACTTAATGTTAAGTTGGCTTGCAACAAACATAACAACCTGTTAAGATAACTTCACTAGCAATCAAGCTAGAATTAAATACAGGTGAAATATGCACGAAATAGCTAAAGCATTAGTCAAAGCACAAAGTTCTATGAACCATGCTGCCAAAGACGCAAAAAATCCCCACTTTAAATCTTCGTACAGTAGTTTGGTTTCCGTCATAGATGCTATCAGACCGCATCTTGCAGGAAACGGTTTAGCGTTTATACAAAAGACGCATGATGCCGAAGGTGGTGTTTGTGTTGAAACCGTACTTATCCATGAATCAGGTCAAGAATTGTCCTTTGGTAAATTGTTTGTGCCAGCTACAAAACAAGATGCCCAAGGATATGGTTCGGCACTTAGTTATGCAAAACGGTATTCGTTACAAGCTGGTTTGGGAATTGCAAGCGAAGATGACGATGGTAATGCCGCAGTCAAATCAGCACCAGTCAAGATTGTATTTAATGGCGACAAAGCAGTTGACGAAATGGACAGTAAAAAAACGTTACCTGAACTTCAAACTGTGTTTGCCAAATGGTACAAAATCGCTGATTCAGAGCAACGTGCAAATTTGCAAGCACATTATGAAGGCATGAAAGATTTTCTAACGGAAAAAAATAATGGCAAATGATCTTAATCGCTGTGAATTTATTGGACGTTTGGGCAAAGACCCTGACTTACGTTTTGCACCGTCTGGCGGTGCTGTGTGCAACTTTTCTATTGCTGTGGGATATAAGAGCAAAGAAAAGGAAACAACCGAATGGGTGCGTGTTACAGCGTTTGGAAAACTAGCTGAAATTTGTGGCGAATGGCTTAAGAAAGGATCACAAATTTACATAGCTGGGCGCATGACAACTCGCAAATGGCAAAAGGACGGTGTTGACCAATATACCGTGGAAGTCGTTGCAGAAACGATGCAAATGCTTGGTAAATCAGAATCACAACCCATTACTGCTAAAAAATACGCCGATGTTAAAAACGGTTTAGCAGATATGGAAGATGACGTTCCCTTTTGATATAGGTGATATATGAGTCAACATTGGTACGATAA